GTAGGTTAGGCGTTGACATATATGCACCATCTAAATACCCAGCATTATTTATCTGTAACGCTGGGACTATTTCACCATCAAGCACCATACAATATCTGATAATACCTACAGATAACCACTCAAAATCTATGGCAAGTATAATTGATTTGGAAAAATCAACGGTCTTGGCTGATGGACCACTGCCATCAAGCGAATCTATAACATGTAATTCTGCACCACTGGAACCGGTAGTTTTACCCTCTGCCGTGCCAACTGGCGTATCCATGTCTACTACAGCACCAGATGTTTTTGTGCGTAACCGCCAGTTTGGTGTACCCTCTTTGTTTACTAAAAATATCCCGTTATTATCGTCACCGTAACCAAACCCAGTGGTTATCCCCGTGCCACCACCAGACAAATCTAAATTGCCTGTCATATAAATAAGCTGTCCCTTGCCAGGTTGGTAGTTGAAACGTCTGAATGTCTGCCTCATACGCAACCCAGCAGTAGTAGCAGATACAGCCAATATTGAATTGGCCTTGTTGACACTGTGTGTGCTTGATGTGCCACTACCACTCACTTCTTGGTCGTCCCATAGAAGCGGAGCATTATCAAGTGTCTGCTTACTATCAAAGATAGTTTCAGGATCAGCCGTTCTTAAACGCTGAAAAGAGTCAGTCTGCAATACTTGTTTTGGGATGTAAGTCACATTAACCTCTGGTTAATGGTCCATTTAATTTCATTAAATGTCATACTATATACCAGTTACTTCCGTCTGAAAATAGTTCAAGGGCAACATATTGTTTGTTGATAATACACGTTGTTTCACCATCAATAGTCTGTGTGCCAGCCCCATCAATAGTTATCTGGCCTGTGCCAGTATTCTTAATCGTTATACGCCTGCCAGCGTTCTGCGCTATGCCATTAGCATCTGTCTGCCCAGCCGCGTCATAAAGCGTTACGGTAATATTACCGGAGCATAACAACACATCATCCAGTACCGTTGCCGTATAGTCCCCAGTTTGAGAAGAAGCATTCTTAGAGGGGTAATACTCTTGGGCAAACTGATCAATTGCATGTGAGATTTTATTAAATTCATCTATAAAATACTTTCTGTCATACTCTTCTGGTGGTTCGTATTGGAAGTAATTTATTACTTTGTATTTTGAATAATCTACCATTCATTAGTTCCGTCCAGCCGGTGCAATCTGCATATCATATTCAACCAACTTCCAACTCATGTCAGCCGTGGATTCTACCGCGAAAGCCAGTAGCCTACCGGATACACGGCAATCAATTTTATAATCAGTGGCTGGGTTAAACGCAAACGGTCCTTCCCAGGTTACAGCCTCATCCGTGGAAAACTGACTGCCAACATAAATGTCAACAGACCCGCTTGCTTCCATCTTAATTCTAACGCCCGTACACTGTTTAACCATTGACATATCGCCAAAGGCCAGACCTGTACGTTCTATGCGGGATGTGAATGCTACCGTGTCAAACGTGTTTGACTGATCCGCAATAAATATCTTCTGGTTGGTAGGTGAAACCATCAACGGGTAAGCACGGGTTGGATCGTAGGTATTCGTATCATCCCATGAACCAATATTATCATCCCAGTCTGTACCACCCGTCCATGATGGTGAATCACCACCTACTGCTACTGTCGGTGCTACACCTTGATGAATAAACGCCACTTCCGGTAAATCCCTAAACCCAATCGCATTCGTGCGCCAGTTCCATACCAACGCCCTGTTCGCCCAGGTTGAACCATTGGCTGGGTAACATGCCCACATCTCTGACCTGATAAAGAACGGTGTCACAAAACACTTGGTAAAGTTACCGCCACCCAACTCATCAAATACCTGTCTGCGGTTACGCTGATCCAGTACAGAGGTTAGGTTCTGCCCGTCATTGATATAACAATCGTTGACTCCAAACACAAAATGTCCGTTTGGAAATTCAGCCATACACCGCCTGTTAATGGCACCTGTTGACTCTGAAATCTTATAGAAACGGAAGATAAACGGTGGGCCAATAAACTGTGCGCCCCACACAGAATCTTCTTTGTAAATCATAAACGCATCACGCAGTTCCGACCCGTCTACAATCTTTCCAGGCGTATCTGCTAACTCATACTCACCCGCATCCTGTGTCGCATCCGTTTCATCCCATGAGGAAGGTACGGTATTGAACGCAGCAGAGTTTGACCACTTCAGTAGCCGTGGGTAATTCACCCCAGCATTGGTTTCACCGCTTCCCCGTGTATAGTTCATAGCAAACATAAACTGCTTGAATGAACGCAGAGATTGACACGTTGCACCAGTAGGCCAGTTACTTAAATCTGAAAACTTTGTTGCTAGTGATGCCGGTGACACCCACTGTTGAGGTGTATCTACTCCGTTATTAGCGAAGATTACACCACCCATCACTCCACCTGTCCAACCCTTTTCCGTGGTCATGGCATAAAGGTCGTTTGCTCTGGTCAGGTTGGCTTGGTTGGTTCCGTCTGTGGCAAAAATATGATTTACCCCAGCATAAACCCAATACGCATCCGTGCCTTGAACAATAGAGGTAATCCAGTACGGGTCAACAGAGATACGCCCCACTTCCTGGTCAGCGAAAGCGTCTATATGCCCCTGAAACTTCTCAATAGAATCTTCATAGGCTCTGACATTTTCACCATCAGAGAAGGCGTTATCCGGAAGGTTGTATGGCAACACATCCTTGATAACCCCGTACTGTCCTAATTTGCTAATTGCTGGCATTTAGTCTTTTTTACCCATTTCTTCTTTCACTTTTAATCCTGCCCGTGCAGCAGCATACAGTCCAGCACCAACCGCACTTAGCGGTTCAACTGGCAGACCAAAAATACTTGCAATCATTGGTATAATCATTGCCCAAAATTCACTTGTTTTCCATCCTGATTTCATTCTTATTCTCCTATCCGCAGACGTAAATCCCAAACAGAATGCCCATACTAAAGCAAACTACCCAGGGTAAGATTTTCCCGATAATATCCATAAATAAAGCCTCCATTAATGGCCCAATCATTAGTGCCGTTCTTTTTCTATAGCATCAAGGCGTTTGTCTAGTGCTTTGATGGAATCTTCTTGTTTTATGTTCCAGTTTCTAAACTGATCCAAGCGTGTAGAGGTGTCCTGCATTTCATCTATCTCTTTAGACAGGTCCATAACAGTTGTGGTTAGGTAACCGCCCCAAGCAGTAAAACCCATCAGTATTATAACACCGAATGCTTTCGCTATTGTTTCCCACATACTATTTATGCATAGAATCTTTAACAGCTTCTATTTTATTATGCAGAGCCGTTATGTCAGCCTTATATTCATCTCGCTTAATAACGTCAGCCGTTTGGGTTACTAGGGTGTCCATCTTGCTGTCAATCCTGTTTAGCCAAGGCTTGATTTCTGCCTGCATATAATCATGGGTAACAAAATCGTCATGCATTTTAAGGTCGTCCATGATGTGATCTGACAACGCTTCTGCCGTGTCATCTACACGCCCAGTAAGCCTCTGCCACATCCAAACAACAACACCAACAAGGGCAACCCAACCCCACTTGGCAGCCTCAAGAACTATGTTTGGTTCACTGGTCATATACTTAAGCTAGCCCTTAATGCTCGTTTATCTGCATACCTCTTTAGCGTTTCCGGTGACAATCCTGCTGTCCCGTAAGCAGTTATAATATCCTCTGCATAGCGAGGGAGTGTTTGGTCAGATCGTGCCATACCTTCTTTCCATTGCTCTAAAGCAGAAGGGCCAACGTAAGGATCAGGAGTATTACCAGCATCTATCCATTCCTGAACCATCACACGGTGTCTGTTCCCCATATCATCAGGGATAGTGGTACGCTTAGTTGATTTGTTTATAAGAAACGAACCATCCTCTTGAAATTCACACTCTAAAATATTCATAACTCTCCTTAATGTCTCGCATCAAATACAACTCTTGTGGTGTCGGTGGTGTCTCTAGTCATAGCGGCCGCATTACCAGCCGTTCCAGCTCCACCTGATAATCTAAACCTCATGGTATTTTTGCCGATCATTTCTTGAGCGTATGAGGTAGCTACTGTGTTAGTGTTGTCGTACCAAATTCTATAAGTGCCAACAGCCGATACCTCAATAACAGTGGGAGTTGCCCTAAACTCTTTCCGAAAATGGACATAATAATAATGAACTCCCCCTGTTGGTGTCCACCCCATAGTAATAGGCTCGTTGCTTGTGTTTGTGAAGTCAAACTCTTGAACATAATAATCTACTTGATCCCTCACCACGGCAATCGGAGGTGACGTAAACGTGGGAGCCGTTGGACCGAGGTATAGGCCGACTTGTGCAAACTTACAGAAGTTAGTGGCATTATCCATTCCGGCGACTTGGTTAGAGGTACAATAATCCTTTGCTCCTTCCCATGTATCAGCAGTTCCTTGAAATGTCGCACCACCATAAGAACAGAAGCCAACTCGCAAACCAATATCAGCATCAGTCAGAAGCCATGTGCCAGATGTGTCCAGCGTTACGGTTTCCGTATGTTTCTCCCATGTATTTGTAGTGCTTTGTGTATACTCATATACATAACTTCTGTCGGAAGCAGAGTTACTAAAGTATCCACAAAATGTCCCTGTCTTAGTATGCTTATGCCAGAAGGACAACGTAACCTGTTGCTGGTCAAGTTGAGCAAAATCAGAGCCAGTAACCTTATACTCTACAACTTGATAATCACCAGCGGCTACCGCAGTTTCAGCAGTTGTTACATCAAGGCTCATAGAATATGTAGATGAGTGTCCTGATTCTGCAACCGTAGGAGCATCAGAGAGTTGGTCAATGTCCAGAACAAGCTCACCACCAACATGAAAGTTTTCCCACAATGCCGCACCGTAAGCACTATTAGCTATAGCAGTTATATTTCCTTGCGGATACTGCGTAAAATCTCCATCAATAATAAAGTTTCTTGCCCCTGAATCTGGAACCCATGAAACACCTTCCGTATCACTGGAATCAGATACAAGTTTAGTTCCATCAGCACCAACAGGAATTCTTGCTCCAGCAGAACCATAACCCTGAAGATCACCCTTGGTGGTTACATCAGAACCAGAAGATGTTTCCCATGTTAAGTCTGCCCCTGCACCACCAGATGTTAAGACTTGCCCGTTTGTCCCCGTGCCTAATCTCTGTAGCCCAGAAGCATCTTGGAATAGCACATCCCCTTGAGTCGTTAATACCGTAGTTGTAGCTGGGGTAGCCCAAGATAATTGACCCGCCCCATCAGTAGAGAGGAGTTGGTTAACCGACCCATCTGCCTGGGGCCATTTCTGTGCGTCCAGCACAATATCACCCGTAGTATCAGGAGTAATATTAATATCCCCAGCCGTATCTGTTGAGATGATTGTGTTACCGTTGACGTTGAGATTGTCAACTTGTAAAGCGGTGAGTGTGCCAAGGCTGGTAATGTTTGTTTGTGCCGCGGTAGTAACCGTGCCAGCAGTAGTTGCGGAAGTTGCGGTGTCAGCGTTGCCAGTAACATCACCAGTAATATCTCCCACAAATACTGTGGAAGTGACTGATGTTGCGCCAGTAACCACACCAGCATCTATGCTTAAAGTTCCATCAATTAGAACAGCAGAGCCAGCAGCAGGAACTATGTTAACAGCCCCAGTGCCTGCGGTAATGCTATTCCCATTAATGACAAGGTTATCCACGTTCCAAACATCTACCTTGGAAGAAGAGTCAACTACTACGCCCTTGGAAGCCGTAACCGTGCCAGCAGTAACACCGTCTAGAACATTAAGTTCTGTGTGTGTTGCTGTCATAGCCCCACTGATATTAGGTAGGTCAGTGGTCAACGCAAGTTTTATGTTGCGTATATGATCGTCACCCTTAGACCTGGAGTCAGTTCCTAGGGGGTTAGTGGCATCAAGGTCGTCTATGTGTGCTACAGTTTCTAAACCCATTTTTGCCCCTTATTGTAAGCTGTATTCGATTACATACGTTCCGTTGTCTGCTGCGAAAGCCAACTTTATATCAACCTCAAAAATCCCCTCAACATCCATATAGAACCATCCCGTAGCACCTGAAAGTGCCGCTAGGTTGCCACTTGCACCCAATAAAGGTCTGCGTGGTGCGGTAAAGTCTGTGCTGGTTGTTGGCCCAGCAATAGTGCCAAACGTGGAATCTGCTACTGGGCTTGCATCAATCTGAAACTGATCAAAAGCCTGTACAGATGCGGTAACACGCACAAACAAACGCTTGTACATTTCCGCGTGTATGGTTAAAACACTTGTTAAAACTTGGTCCAGGGTAGCAGAAGTTGTCGAGCTACTATGGAATTGAGATACATTGGGTGGCATTTTATTCTCCTATTATGCTACAGCACAGCCTTGGTTACCGACCATGTACCACTTCGCAGCAGTAAACAGTAAGTGACAGGAATCCCCATCATCACCAAAAGTTATTGTCGTACCCTGTGCAAAGTTGCTAGGAGTCAATGTGGCATCACCACTAGATTGATCCACGCACACGATATATAAATGTTGCCCTTCTACTCCGTCAGCCAACGTCAAAGCGTCAGCAGAGTCAGTAGTTATTTCATGGATAGAACCAGTGATTGCTACTGCACCAGCACCCGTCAATGATGTAGTTTCGGATGTCATAAAAGCACCCTGTACATCCACCTTGCCCGACCCTTTTGGTATCAGGTTAATGTTGATGTTCGTATCACCACCTGTTGCAGATAGTGAAGGCCCAGCACCCGTTGCAGCATTGTTGGAAGTAAACTCGTTTACCGCAGAAGCAGTAGCTTCCATGATGAACAACTCTTCCGATTGGTCATTCTCAAAGTCGATACCTGAATCTGCTTCACCCGTTGCCGAAATAACAGGGTTAGCACCAGTAGCCGCATTGGTGATTGTAATTTCATTCACCGCAGTTGCCACACACTCCATAATCATCAGTTCTTCGGATTGGTCATTTTCAAAGATAATCCCTGAATCTGCCTCACCCAAGGCCTTCAGCTTAATATTAACGCCCGTATCTGCTGACTCCACACCCAAGTGGTTTACCGGAGTCGTTGACTCTGTAAACTCAATATACTCATCTCCACCGGCATCCTTGATGGATTCACCCGTGTCAATCATTATGGAACAAGCATCAAAATCCACATCGCCTGTTCCGTTAGGAGCGACTAACAGATCACCGTTAGTATCAGTAGTGGTGATAGTGTTTCCGTTCAGCGTGATGTTGTCCACGTTCCATACATCAACCTTGGAACTTGCATCAACAACAACTGATTTAGAGGCTGTAACTGTTCCCGCTGTTACACTCCCCAATACAGACAATTCAGCCTGTGTAGCAACAACCCCAGTGGTAGATGAAACGAAACTGGGGAAGTCTGTCTTTAAAACTGTTTTAATTAACCGCAGATGATCGTCACCCTGACTCGCATTGTCGCCAGACGTTGGGTTAGAAGCGGTTAAATCTGATATGTTAGTTCCTGTTTCTAGTGCCATTATAAATTTCCCCAGGTTACATCAATAGTGTTCCAAGTTTCCCTCATATTTTCCCAACTCAATCCTTGCCCCATCGTCCACTCTGTTCTAAAATCTGCCCACGTATCGGTCTGTTCTGCCCATGTTCCAGACAACAACGACCAAGGCACAACAGAACCAACTTGTGTCCACGTAGTGTCCATTAAATGCCTCTTTGCTCACCGACAACATGCAAAGCACCACCTGAATGCCTGTCCCTGTCGTCAGCGGTCTGTGAAGCCTCTATAGCCTTGCCGTACAACAATCCCCATCCTTGTGCGCCTTCAATGTCGCGCAAGTACGTAGCCGCTTCCAGGAGGGTTGCATAAAGGTAAACATCGGGATAATTCTCAAACACTCTGTTGCTGGTTTGCGTGGTGCTAAGCGCATCAGGCTTTTTGTAGTAAACAACCTCTATAGTATAAATACCGGCAGGCTTTGCCAGTACCCTCAACTCGTCAGCAACAACTGTATAATAACGAGGGATATTGGTTCCACCCGCAAAGCGGTTAGTATTCAACAGGTCCATGGATTCTGGCGTTCTATATTCCATGTCATAATCTAAGGAACCGGTTATGACCTTTAAAGACCTTGCCTGTAAAAACCCTTGTGGTAATCCGTAATAACCTTGATCTTGTACGGTAGACATTTGTGAGCGTGTTTCCATCTCACGTACACGCAAATCACGCCCAATACGCACTTCTGCCAAGGTGATAAAGTCAGGGATTCTTGTGGTTAAATCAGTGCGATCCAGCCAGTTGGCAATAGATGTTTTGAATGTTGCAAAGCTGTCTAAAGCCATTAGATGTACCCTCCACCCGT